AAGGTTGCTTACTTCCCACGAATGGTTGTTGATTCAACAGTCGTTTCTGCTTACAAGGTTACTGAAGGTACCGTAATTACACCAGACAAGATCGATGATGCACAAGTTAGTGCTACTATCGAACAGTTTGCACGTTCTGCTGGTATCACAGACCTTACAGAGATGACCGCTATCAATGGCGTAGTCGAGGAAGCTGTAAAAGCATTGGGTGACCAAGCTAACAACATTATTGACCTTAGAATTATCGAAGCTTGTTATGGCGTTTCAGCATCTGCTGGATTAGACGCTCCTACAGGCGCTGGACTCTCTTGTATCGCTTTCAACACCGTAGCCGGTGCAGAAGGTGGCGCTATGTCCGCTTATGGCGTGTACACTGGCACAACTGAGTTCAGAATGAAAGCTTCTACCGTTCGTTATGGCGTAGGCAAACTTATGGATGCAAACGTCAAACCTTTCGACGATGGCTTCTATGCTCTAGTAGTTAAATCAAACACTGCTATGAGACTACAAGCTGACTCTGAATGGCAGACTGCTTACCAGTACACAGACGCAGAGAATCTACGTAAGGGTGTCGCTGGAACTTACGCTGGTGCAAAAGTTGTTATTGATAACAACATCTGTACTTCAGCTAATGGTTCAGGCGGGGCTACTCTTTACTTCTCACTGCTTCTTGGACGTGGTGTTCTAGGTGCTACTGAACTTGACGGCGGAGTAAAATCTTACTTTGTCGCAGGTGGCGCAAGCAAGTCAGACCCAGTTAATCAATTCATATTGATTGGTTGGAAAGCTAACTTCGTAGCTAAATTGCTCAATAACAAATGCGGGAGAATTCTCGTCACGGCCGATTGAGGAAGCTAATGGCTTATTAAAGCCAAATAATAAACTGTTCACATACGAGTCTCCCAGGTTTTCTGAACAGTTTTCCTGAGAGGCTCTTATGTTATAAGGAAAGAAATGAAATATTGTAAGACTTGTAACAACGAATTACCAGAAGACAACGATAGACATCTAGAATGTAGACATTGCCGGTATCTAAAGGATAAAGCTAACCACAATGAATATGTGAAATATTGGTCACAAAGACCAGAAAACCAAGAACGAATAAGACAACAACGCAGGAAGTTCAAGGATGAACGATACGCAATCGTCAATGCAATAAAGGCAGAGCGAGGTTGTGCCGACTGCGGAATAAAAGACTATCGGGTATTAGACTTTGACCACATAGAAGACAACAAAGAAATAGAAATATCGAGAGCACTTTCAACTAGGTTACACATAGATAGAATATTAGAAGAAATCAAAAAATGTGAGGTAGTCTGCTCAAACTGCCACAGAATAAGAACGATTGAACGGAGGACATATGAAAGATCAGTCAAAAAATCCCTTTAGTGAAAAAGAAAAGAAGTTTTCAATTCTAACCCCTACCTATGGGGACAAATACTTACACCTTGAGCATTTTGCTCATACTCTTGACCTTCAAGAATATAAAAACTTTGAATGGATCAATATCTTTGATGGCCCGAACAAAAAGGGTGTCAAGGTTATGGACAAACTAATCAAGAAGTATCCCGATATGGATATTTCATATCATGTAATAGAACACGGGGGTATCTGTAAGGCTCGTAATGAGTCTACTAAGTATGCTACTGGTGATTTTTATGTACACACATCACCCGACTGCTGGCTCTACCCAGAAACTTTAAGAATGTGGGCTAACGACTTTGAAGACCCTACTGTTAATAAAGTTTGGGGTATGTATGATGTAGTAAATGAAAATGGTGAAGTAATGTTCCCTGTTGGACAAGCACCGGTCAAACCTAACGGCGATGTCTGGTATCCTGCGTTCAAGTTTCAAAACTACTCTGACTCTACATTCCCTATAAGAGCTGAGTTTGATATACCCTTTGATGAGAACTGTACTACCCTAGTTGACTGGGAATGGAACGTCAGGTATCTGAAACAAGATAATTTTAGTGGTAAGGGGTGGAAGTATGTACCATATCACTACTTTAGCTGTGAAACCCCACAAAAGGGTGGACTATCTAATCAATCCCACTCTAACTGGGAAGAGAAGAAGAAATACGTACAAGAAGTAAATGGTATAGAAACTAAAGACATTTGTGTTACTTCACTAGGAGCACAACCACACGCCTTTAACGTAGCTGAGATGTTGGACTGTGAGTTTCTACCAATGCCTTCGTTTAAGGATCACCACTATAAGGGTGTTTATCTTTTAGGTTTTTATTCTCGTGAGAACGGACAATCTCGTGTAACCCAAACCCACATGGATGTATTCTCTCGTAATAAAGGTAAAAACATAATCCACTGGATAGGAACTGATATTTTAGATTTATATTGGCATTGCTCGTATATGAAGCTAAAAACCCTGCGTAAGTGGTTCAAAGAGAACAATGTCATTCATTTATGTGAAGCTGACTTTACTCAAAAAGAACTCGCAGAGATAGGCATAGATGCACAGGTAGTACCTATTCCACCTAAAAAATTATACGAACCAATGCCGCTGCCAGAGAAGTTCACTGTTGGTGTTTATCTACCTGGCTCAGAAACCTACAAGCCAGCACAAGTAATGGAAGCTGTTAAATCTCTGCCTGACGTACAATTCTACTTCTTTGGTGACGAAGAGCACAAAGGACTAAAGGGTGATAACTGGGAACACCTAGGCTACATTGACTTTGACGAATGGATGCCTAAATTCTCATGTAACCTACGCCTAACCAATCACGATGGACTACCTATCACACCACTTCAATTCTTGACTGCTGGTAGAAACGTAGTAACTACTGTACCCCTAAAAGGTGCTATACACGTAGAAGAAACCCTAACTAAGTTTGACGAAAGACTACAAGCCATATCTGACTTTAGAGAGCGTGTAGTTGAGGGTATTCGTAAAGCCCAAGATAACCCACTAGATCCTAAAGTATCTGAATACTGGACAAAGCAACTAGACCATAAAAAGTATGTTAAGTCAATAAGGGGGTTGCTATGATAAAGGGACTGGTCTCAATAGTAATGCCTGCTTGGAATCGCCAGACATACCTAGCCGAATGTATCAGATCTATCCAAGCCCAAACCTATAAGAACTGGGAACTTATCATTTATGATGATGGTTCTACTGATGGGTCTAAATATCTCTACGATTACTACACTAAAACCGATAAACGCATCAAAGTCATCTATGGAGAGCATGTTGGTATAGCAAAGGCTCGTAATACAGCCTTCAGAGCCACACAGGGCGAGTATATCGCTGTTTTTGACTCAGATGACGTAATGCTACCCGATAGACTTAAAAAGAACGTACAGGCTCTCTCTGACGTTGATTTTGTAACATCCTATTATTGGATTTCAGATGTACACTTAACTCCTGACTATTCACAGGTAATTAAAGCAAATCATAAAGTAACCTTTGAAGATATTAAGAACAATGGTGCTTGGCCACACTTTATGATAACAGCTCGTAGGAAATGTTTTGAAGAAAACCCTTATAGGGAAGACTTTAAGAAGAACGATGATTCGGGACTGTGTTGGGACTGGTTCAAGGCAGGTTATACCTATAAGGTTATTCGCAAGCCTTTAGGAATCCAAAGGGGTCATGTGGGCAATACGTCTAAATCAAAGAGTGGTGAACTAGAAAAAGTACAAGCAATTTTAGATAAGGAGTATGCCGAATGGGAGTCATGTCATTCTCAGCCCAGCAAATCCCAAGCTTCGTAGAGTTCATTAAGAAACACTACAAGGGTGGTACTGTCTTAGATTTAGGTTGTGGTACTGGTCGCTATACGGAGTGTTTCCCTGCTGATATGTACACAGGCATAGATGGGTACGAGGGGAATATATCGTATTGTAAGGAAACATGGCCTGACAGGAAGTGGATACTAGCCGACCTAGAGACATGGAAACCCAAAGAGAAGTACGACTATCTCATCTCAAGCGTAACGATGGAACAACTAGACAACCTACCAATGGGATGGGCCAAACATTACATAATGATTGAACCACAGGGATTTAAGCACAACTACCAAGAGATATATAAACCTGTCGTAGACGAACCAATGGGGGAGAGTTACGAACAATTAAGGATGATGCTAACATGAAAATTGCAGCAATAAGTAGACAAGACACCGGAGTAGGACTGTATCGTTTGATGCAACCCACTCAATTTATAGATAAGGTTAATAAGGAAAAGTCTCGTATCACGCCTTTTTCTGGTACTGGTAGACCGACTCGTATCTCAGATGGTGGTGATCCAAACATAGAATCGTGGAATGACGATACTTTAATGGAAATCTGCAAAGACGCAGATATTATTTGGTCTACGATAATCTACGACAAAGACGAGATGGTCAAAATGCTGGACATTCGTAAATGGTCAGGGGCTAAGTGGATAGTAGACATAGACGATGACCTTTACTCAATCCCAGTAGATAACCCAAATAAAGCCGCAGTTGAGTCTCTGGTAAGGAATGCTGAACTATGTTTATCACTAGCAGATGGGCTTACTGTCTCAGTTCCGAGACTAAAAGAAGTCTATCGTCAGTTTAATCCTTATATTTACGTCAACCCAAATGGGCAAGATATTAAGTTCTGGGATGATTTACGAAAGAAATTACCCATAAAGAATAACAAGAAAGTCAGAATTGGTTGGCGTGGGGCCAGTGGTCATGCTGCCGATGTATCTCTGATTAAACCTGCAATAGACGCACTGAAAAAAGAATACAATATAGAGTTCGTTACTTTGGGGATTAAACCACCATTTAAGAGTGAACACCACGACTGGGTTAATTGTTTGGATTTCCCAGAAGCACTAGCCAAACTAAACTTAGATATGGCACTTGTACCACTAATTGACTCTCCATATAACCAATCTAAGAGTGATATAGCGATACAGGAGTTCTCAATGCTCAAAATACCCGTAGTCGCTAGTAGGGTAGAGAACCAAAAGAACTGGCCCTGTAAGTACGCAGGAACTAATTATGAATGGTATGGCGCAATAGAAGAACTAATTAAATCAAGGGAGCTTCGCAAGAAGATAGGCCAGCGTCAATACGACCACTGTGTCTATACTTATGACCTCAAAAAACAGGTAAAACCGCTACAAGAATGGTTTGAAAGCGTACCACGCAAGGAAATCTAACTTTTAGCATATATATAACTAGAAAGTAAGGAGTTATATATGTCATTTCCATTGAGTCAAATACAATTACGCTATCAAATGCTCGTAGGTCAACCATCTGGTGTCATAGATGCCTTTGGTACATCTAACATAAATGCCGCTATAAGGGATATATTAAACAAGTATCGTTTCTCTTGGAACCAAAAAGAGGCTACTTTATCTGTCGTTACTGGTGTAGCTACTCTACCCACTGACTATAATCCACAATGGCACCTAGAAGCTGCCTTTCAGGCTGATGACCCAACTAACCTAATCCCTTTAACTGAAATCCAAAAGACAGACATAAATCTCTACAACTCAACCGATCCTGTTTATTTTATAGAATACGACACTACTACTGATACATATATATTCAACACTCTTTTATACGACTGTGACGTAACCATCTACTACAACTTCATCCCAACAGACCTATCAGGTGCGACTGACAAATGCTTCATACCTGATTTGGAAGCTGTCTCATACTTAGCTGCTTCAAAGAAATGGGTTGGAGCTGAACGTGATACTGAACTCAAACAAGTCTATCAACAGGAAGCTGAAAGGCTTATTACGGCTATGTACATCCATGACATAGCTAGTCAAGATATGCCTAACGTTTATTCAATAACTTCTATGCAAAGCTGGTAAAATGGCAACAAAAGATTTAGTCAAGAGATATCGCAACAAGTTTGCCGGTGGTATTAACTCCTATTTAGGTGCTCGTCAAATCAAAGACGAAGAATCACCTGAAATGATTA